TCAAAACACTTCGGCAAGCTCTTTTTTGAAAGTAACTTCGGCAGGTGCGGTTACAGCTTCAGGCGCGCTCACGGCGAACAGTTTGTCCGCTCCCGTAATCACCTCGACCTCAACCTCGAGTTTTGGTGGCGAAGTTGCTGCCGCAAACGGACCCGCAATCCGTGTCAAAGGCACAGATGATAACGGCAACACGGGGCCGTTCAACTTGCAAGAATGGTATCCAATCGGTGGAACTGTTGGCTCACCAAATACTTATGTTAATTCATTAGGAAGTTATGTTGGTGACGGCAGTCAGCTAACAGGCATTTCATTGACTAAACTCACGCAAAACAAACAACAAATCCAATCTGGCACTAACGTGACAATGACAAGCGCAAACACTTTTTACAGTTTTGGCGGTGGGCAAACTCTATCTATTGGTTCAACCTATTTGGTTACAGCGCAAATCGTGGTTGTTGGTCCAAGCAACACATCTATACGAGTAACCGCAGGTATCGCAACAACCGCAGGCGCTTTTTTACTGTCAGGCGAAACTACACAAGCCGCAATCTCAGGCGCAACAAGCATTGCTATGATTACTCTCTCGGGTATTGTCACAGGTGCTTCAGGTAGTTGGTTTTTGCGAGCCGCTTCAAATGTGGCGGGTTGCGCAATTCAAGGCGCAGCACTTCCAGACAATGGCACAGGCACAGCAGCGACCGCTACCCGCTGGTCCTACATACAACTAAGTTAGGCTAACACTATGGGATTACTAGACAACTTAGCAAAAGCACTAGCCGATCGTATCGTCAAAGTAGCTCTCGCACCGGAGAACACAAACCTGCCACGCGAACAAAACATTGGCAGCGTTCCCTTTGCGCCAGGTGTTGCGCTCATACCACAAGCAATCAACACGCCACGCCCTGACGGAACTAACAGAGCCGAACCCAGGCAATGGGAGTTTGAGGTTGCTCAAAACATCAACGTCACCGCAAACCGCCTTATCCCTTTTAAAACTTTGCGTGCCGCCGCCGACCAGATAGACATCCTGCGCCGGTGCATTGAAGTCAAAAAGCGCAAACTCATTAACTTGGAATGGGATATTGTGTTATCTAATGACGCGGTGGAGAAGGTGGCGCGTGAATTTGGTGTCACACCTTTGCAAGCTCAACAGATAGCTAAAGACAAATACAACGACGACATTAGCCGGTTGAAAGAGTTTTGGAAAAACCCTGACCCTAGCAACGGTTTGACTTGGCATGACTGGTTGTCGATGGTGTTAGAGGACAGCAACGTTATCGACGCTGTTGCTGTTTGGCCACAATCAACCGTTGGCGGCGACTTGAAAGGTTTGCAAGTTCTTGACGGTTCAACAATCAAACCGCTAATCAACGAACGCGGTATGAGGCCTGAAGCTCCACACCCTGCCTTCCAACAGATTCTTTACGGTTTTCCTCGCAACGAGTTCGCAGCCGCAACCGTGACTGAAGAAACAGATGGCGACTTTTCGGCTGACGAGTTAGCTTATTTCATTCGCAACAAACGCACCTTCTCAACTTGGGGTTATTCACCTGTTGAACGTTCACTATCGTTAGCTTCGATTTATCTGCTACGCCAACAATGGATTAGAGCCGAATACACAGACGGCGTTCTGCCTGAGCTTATGTTCAAAACTGGTGCAGACTTTACCGCAGATCAGAAGCGAGCCTGGGAAGCCGTATTTAACGACGACCTTGCCGGTCAAACCGAACAGCGCCACCGTGCCACGATTTTGCCTAGCGGTTTCGACCCTGTAGTTGTTGAAGGTTATGCTGAGAAACTCAACAACATGGTGTTAGACGACTTTTTCATTACCGCCATTTGTGGTCACTTTGACGTTCAACCAACCGAAATCGGCATGATGCCTAAAAGCGGTTTAGGTGGCAAAGGATTGCACGAAGGTCAGGCGGCTAGTTCACAACAGATAGGCACAGGCCCTGACGCTGTTTGGTTGGCTGGAATGATTAACCAACTGTCTTATTCGTTCGCTGGTATGCCTCGCGAACTAGAGTTTAAGTTTATTGGTGGCAGTCAGGCAGACGCTTTGGTGCAAGCTCAAGCAGACCAGATTCTTATCAACTCGGGTGTCAAATCTCGCAATGAGGCACGCGCAGATCGTGGGCTAAGTTTGTTGGCCGCCGAGGAAGCGGACATTACAACAATTATCACAACTCAGGGCGCTTGGTTTGTGACTGAGGATGGTTTGGTTGACTTTGCCGGTGGCGGTGTTGTTGACGCTGTTAGTGAGGGTGAGTCTGGTATTGCCCCACAAATCGAAGCAACGCCTGAACCGATACCGACTGAGGCGGCAACTGAAGTCAAAGCTTTTATGCGTTGGCTCAAAAAGTCTCCAACACGGCCGTTCAAGTTTGAAGCAATCCCTGCTGCTTATGGTGAAGTGCTAAACAAGTTCGTTGAGATTGAAGATTATGAGTCAGCTCAAATCTATGCAGAGTTTTATTTGCGATGAAACGTTTGGTTGAGCAGTTGGATGGGGTGCTTGCAAGACAGGCAGCTGCTCTTGCAGGTGATGTTAGGGCGGGTTTGCAAGGTTCGCTTGACCCTGCCGAGGTTGTTAGGTTGTGGAATGAAACTCACCGCGACTCGACAGAGGTCACACCTAAGCAGGCACGCGATTGGGCTGTGACAAATGTTCGCACTAACAACACAAAATTGTCTGAGGCTTTAGATAAGGTTTATTCGGTTGGTGGGGCGTTAGGTTATGACGCTAGTTTGCAGGCTTACGCTAAAGCAAAACTGTCTAAAGCTGTAAGCGCTGAGGACATTGCGAACGCTATCAACATTGACTGGGCGACTTGGAAACCTGGCAGTCGCGCGGCCGCAATGATTGCCGCACCGCGTGGCGGGTTTGCAAGACTGCTAAACAAAAAGACAACAACTTTGCAAGGCTTAGACACAACAACTTTGCGACAAGTTGGCACGGCTCTCAGCGCAGGCTTGGCGTTAGGTTTAGCCGATGAGGACATTGCTTCGAAGTTGGTCGATGTTATCGGATCGGCGGAACGCGCACTCACTATCGCAACAACTGAAATGAACTCGGCAATGAGTATAGCTTCAATGGACAACTATCAGAGCTTAGGTGTTGAACAGGTCGAATGGTTGGGGTTAGAGGCTTGCGAAATCTGCCAACCAAACATTGACCAAGGTGCGATTCCGTGGGGGCAAGAGTTCGATTCGGGCGATACCGAACCGCCAGGTCACGCTAACTGCCGTTGCTCAATCTTGCCTGTCATTGAAGGTTTGGATGACAACGCACCGGCTGACGGCAACGCTATCGAACTATCAGACCGCGCAACGATAACTAAGTTTGTCCCTGACAAGTCGGACATGGAACTTGCTTTAGCTCGCTTAGACGCTATGCCCGAAACTGACGGCCTAGTTTTTTTACCGTTCCCTGTCGTCGCAGTTCCAGAGTTCGACCCCGCTATCTGGGAGGAAGCCGCTCTTGAGGTCGTTGCTCTCGCTGACCTTGTAGGAACTGCACCTTTGCTCAAAGTCAAAAAGATTCGCAAACACATTGAGGCGATGGGGCAAGCTCTTAAGCCTTACCGAACCTATGCCCTTGTCATAGAAATCGGGGGAAGTATGATTATTATTGACGGACACCATAGGCTTATGAGTCAATGGTTGCTCGGACTTGATTCTGCCCCTGTTTGGAAAGTGGTTTACTAATGGCTCTGGTTCACATCAACGCAACGGTTGGCACAACAGCAACCAAACTTTTTACTCTCTCAGGTGGTATTGCTAACTCTATCGCCGTGCAGATTCAGAACTTAGACTCGGCCGCAATCTTTATTGGTGACACTTCAATCACCGCTTCAGGTTCAGGGCGCGGACACTCAATCGCCGCCGCAGGTTCTTTTCAGTTGTGGCTTTCTTCAGGTGACACCGTTTACGCAATCTCGGCCGCTGGCACTTCTGCCGGCGCAGTAGTGATCACCTATTCGGGAGTTTAGGTTCTTTTGGCTGACACTTTTAGCCCACCCGCTTCAGTTCGTGCCGCCGCTAAACGCGCACTCGAATGGATAGCTGATGGCAAAGCTGGGTCAGGGTTCACCGATGTTGGCAGAGCTAGAGCTGGGCAACTAGCCAATGGGCAGTCTGTGTCGCCTGATACTATAAAACGGATGGTTAGTTTTTTCGCTCGCCATGAAGTAGACAAAAAAGCCGAAGGTTTTACTCAAGGCGAAAAAGGTTTCCCATCAGCTGGAAGAGTTGCTTGGGATGCTTGGGGCGGTGACGCTGGCCAATCTTGGGCTAACGGTATCGCTCGAACACTTGACAGTAAGGATAAAAGCATGACGTTGACACAGAGTTACGCCGCGATTACAAAAGCTGACGAACAGCCAGACGGCACAATGTTTGTTTATGGCAAAGCAACTGACGAGTCAATCGACGCGGACATGCAGATTGTGGACAACGCTTGGATGAAGTCTGCGATGCCTGACTGGATGATGGCTGGTGGCAACATTCGTGAACAGCACTCAAGCATTGCGGCGGGTGTAGCAACAGATCTTGAGGAGAAAGCTGACGGCTTCTATATCCGCGCTCATGTTGTTGACCCAACTTCGGTTCTCAAAGTCAAGCACGGCGTGTTGAAAGGTTTCTCAATCGGTGTTCGTGGCGCGCGAGTCGTGCGTGATGAGAAGGCTATCGGTGGCAGAATCGTTGGCGGAACTGTTGTTGAGGTCAGCCTGGTTGACCGCCCTGCAAACCCTAACGCTAAACTAATGTTGGCAAAAGCTGATGACCTAGGAAAGTTGACCGCCGTGACTATTGATATGCCAAAGCCTTCGGACTTGTTCAAGTCTGAGGAAGTTGAGACTGTTGGTGAAACTGTCGAGCCTGAGATTGTTGAGACTGAGATTCTCGAAGAGGTTGCCGTTGTTGAAGAAACCGCTGTCGAGTCTGTTGAGGAAGCTTCAGTTGACGAAGTAACCCCCGAAGCTGAGATTGTTGAAGCGGCCAAGTCGCTACTAGCAACGGTAAACAAGTTTGACCAAGCAACCTATGACGCGGCCATTGCTGCAATCAGCGACCTAATCATTATCGAAGCCGGCGAAATGAAAGCCGGCTCAGATGAGCGCGACTCAATCAAAGACTTGCTAGGCGCAACGAAACGACTTTATTGCTGGTATAACGGCGAAGTCGAGAACGGCGAAGTCGCTAACCCTAACCCTGCAATCACCGACGACTATTCAGAACCGATGATGACCGACGAAGATGACTCTAATGTTGAAGCCATCTATGCGGGTAAAAGTCTGACACTCGACCCAACACAGGTTGAAAGTGTTTTAGAAAAAGCAATTGACGCGGCGAAGGCTGCTGTTAGTTCAGAGATGGACTCAATGAAATCGGCACTTGAGGCCGAAGTCGCTAAGTCTGTAGAACTAAAAGCCGAACTCGAAGTTGCTCTATCGAAAGCCGTCAGCGGTGGCCCTGCCCGAATGGGTTCGGCTACTCCAAACAAAAACTCAGACCTGTTGCTAAAAGCGGCAGATTACCGAGCTAAAGCTGCAAACCCTAAGATCACTGACCGCGCTCTAAAGCAGGGTTGGATTGAGATTGCTGAAGGTTTGGAAGCTAAGGCACGAAAGGAAAACAAATGACTATTCCAGTAATGGACATGTTCGCCGATGCTAGTTCAGCAAAAAAAGCTGCTGCCCGCTTTGACGAGTTCACCGAGGCTCTAAACAAGAGCTTCTCAAACCCAGGCTCAACCCCTGGCGCTGCACCTGCTCCACAGGTTGACGCTGTTTCGACTTTGCAAGCTCTTGCTGCTAACAAGTCGTTCTCGGCTGACACCGTGGCCGCCCTAAACAACGCTCTTGCCGTGCAGATGGATGCACAGCAGAACATTGTTAAGGACATTGGTTTGACCGCTCCTCTGTCAACTAGCTTCGCAGCTTACGACTTGGAAGCACCTGCCAAACTTCTAACCCCACGCCCAACCCCGCTACGCAACAAGATTGTTCGTAAAAAGGGTATTGGTACTGCTCACCGCACCAAGGTCATCACTGGTTTCACCGGAACTGGCACAGGCGGTCAGGGTGACATCAACGCTTTTCAGGCTGAGGGTTCGACTAACTCGTTTGGATCGCTTGCGCTTCAGCGTGGTAAGAAAATCAGTTACACCGCTATCGACCAGACCTTTAACTATTCAACCTATGGTTTGTCGGACACCGTAAGCTTTGACGCTAACTTCTCAGGCCTTGGCTTCCAAGACCTTCGTCAGCTATCAGCTCAGTCAACTCTTTACGCAACCATGTTGTTTGAAGAGAAGGCTTTCATTTATGGTCGTTCGGCTGTGGTTTCTGCTCCAACCATTACGCTAACTGCTCGCACAAAGGTTTCAGGCGAAACTGCTCTGCCAACTTCGGCTGTGTATGTTTACGCTTCGTCTGACGCTGGTTTGTTCGGTGAGTCTGTTGCTTCAAGCGTTCAGACTGTAACCCCAACTTCGAATCAGGTTGTTGACGTTGTTATCTCGTCACCAATCACCGGCGCTGTTGGTTACAACATCTATGCAGGTGCTTCGACTGGTGTGGCTAACACTTTCTACCAAGGTCGCACAGGTTCACAAACCTTCACCCTTCAGGGCACTATCGCAACCACCGGCGCAACTGCTCCAGCTGCTGACACTTCGGCGATGGCTAACAGCTTTGACGGTATCATTCCGCAGATTTTTGCGGGTGGCGGTCAGGTTAACAACATCAACGGAACGTTCTCAACCACCAACCCTGGTGCAGAGTTCCAGACCGTGTTTGCTAACGGTTACGCTGCTGTAAAGGCTGACTACGACGCTATCTGGCTAAACGGTGCAGACCGCAAGCAGCTCTCAGATGCAATCAAGTCGGCTGGTTCAAACAGCGCTTACCGTATCAACTTGTCTCAGGATGAAGTTGGTGGCTACATTGGTGGCGCAGTTGTTGGTTCGCTTGTAAACGAAGTGACTGGCAAGAACGTTCCTCTAGAAGTTCACCCGTGGCTTGAGCAGGGCGCATCAATGGTCTTGTCTTACACCTTGCCATTGCCTGACAGCAACATCAGCGAAACCTGGGCTTGGGTTGGCCCGCAGGACTACCTAGGTCAGTCATGGCCTGTAATCCAGCAGAGCTACGACTACTCAACTTATGTTCGTGGAACATTGGTTGGTTACGCTCCTACCTACAACGCTCTAGTCACCGGCATCAAAGCCGCCTAGTTCGATTCGTGAAGGGTGGGCTGACTTCGGTTGGCTCACCCTTTGCACTTTTTTGAAGGGATAACAAATGGCTAGAGTTTTCGGCCCTAACGGTGTCAAAGGTATCGACGTTCAAACCGATCGTGGAACTCGAAGTTATGACGCTGACAAAACAGGTTTTATCAACATCAACAACCCGCGCGATTTGAAGCAAGCTCTCTCTGAAGGGTTTACGAAAGTCGCTGACTATTCGGGCGCTGGGGTGGTGGGGTATCCTTGCCCTTGTGGTTTCAATTCGGTTTTTCGCAAATGTTCTAAGTGTGGGCAGGTCAACTAATGAGTAACGCGTATAGTCCTAACAGTCGGCAGGTGTCGAAACCTTACATTACTATCGACACTTTCAAGCAAGCTCCGACTGCTCTCGACTATACAAACCTTGTGGTTGGTGGCAATCAGGCGGCGCAGGATGCTGAGCTGTCTAACGCTATTTTGCGTGCTTCGTCTTTCATTGATCAGTATTGCGAGCAGGTCATTGGTGCGACTGTGGATGTGGAGCAACAGCGGGCGCGTATCAACCGAGATGGCCAACTTATTTTGCACCCGAAATACTTCCCGATTGTGGCTCTAACCGCTTTGAACGTAGGTTACAATCAACAGAGTTTGACTGCTGTGCCGGATGTGTCTTATGCGTGGTTGGAAGACCAACAGATTGTTTACCCTTACAACAACGCAAACCTTACTTATTCGAGCCAAGGCGCTTTGTCTTTTTCGGCTGGTTCGATTGCGGGCGGCCGTGTTTACTGCAATTATTCTTATGTGAACGGTTACGCAATAACAACAACCGCAACTTCTCTGAGCTCAGGTTCGACTTCGCTGACTGTGGTTGACGCTACGGGGCTGTTGCCTGGCACAACTTTCACGCTGTTTGACGGCGAGTTGACTGAGCGTGTGACGGTTGCTTCGACTTACACTTTCGGCTCAACAACTGTTCCGCTAGTTTCGGCTTTGCTCAACGCACACCTTGCAGGGATTTCGGCGAGCGCGCTCCCTGCGGCTATTCAGGAAGCCTGTATTTTGGTTGCTGCGAGCTATCTCAAGGTGCGAGGTGACTCTGCGCTTACTATGCAAATGGGCAACCGTGTGGGGGCTTCTGTGGGCTTTAGTAGTTTGCAAGGTCCGGACATGGATCACGCTAAAGAGTTGCTCAAACCGTTTAGGCGTGTTCGGTGAGTAGGGCTGAGGTTCGTGACGCGGTTGTTTCTTACATTCGTGACGCGGCTATCCCTAACCTAAATAAGATTCACACGACGTTCCCTAAGCTCGCCCAACTTCAAGAGAACGCAACTGCTGGTCAGTTGTTTCGCGCGGCCGCCGTGGTTTACATTATGAGCGAAGCTGAATCGCGTATTGCGGTCGGTGGGGCAACTTCTGGTTGGAAGCGCATTGACTATGAGGTTGACCTTCAACTTTTTACTGAGGGTTTCTATCCGAAAGCTGAAGACACGATGGCAGATTTCGACGCTTTGGTGGATGCTGTCAAAGATCGCTTGCGTTCGGGTTATCACCGTTTAGGTAAGACTGACGGCTCGATTATTTGGGAAGCCGCCGAAGGCACTGGTTCAGTTTCGGTAAGTTATGGCGAACCTACGATGAACGACTTTGGCACGGTAAACGGCTGGGTTAGTATTGTTTTTAGAGTTACACAAATGATTCAGGCTTAGGAGTTCTAATG